CTCTACTTTTATCGTCTAAGCTATAAATAACATTGATAATAACATAAAAAAGAAAAGAAAAGACTATGATTTTAAGTACAACTTTACTGGTTTTCCCAGTATTTAAAGGGGTTCTCTGATGCTCTGATAACTTGAAAATGCCGCAATCATGCACCATGTTGCACAATTGCGGCTCTTAACGCTGAAAATAAACTGAATAAATACTGCACGTAATTATGGCAACACTTAGACTATATTTAGATACGAGGGTAAAAAGGCAGGATGGCACGTTCTCCATCCGGCTTGCCGTCAACCATCACGGTGGGACTGCCTTCATATCCCTCAATCAATACTGCAAGAAGGATGAATGGGATAAAAGGGCTTGCAAGGTGCGCAAGCGTCCGGATCGTGATGCTATCAACGACTTCCTGCTTGACCGCCTTAATTTTTATAATAGAATGATGATGAAGGCGCAATGCAGGGAAACATACCGGGGAGATATTACGGCTAGGGAACTCCGGGACTTAATCATGCTTGAAGCTGAGCCTGCAAGGGAAAAAGTCGCCCTGCTTCGAGATGGCTTCATTGCCTACGAGGGCAGGAATCTGAAAGAGAACACGATAAACAGATATAAATATACTTGGGCAAAGATTGAAGCTTTCCTTGGGAAGGAAAAAGCGGCTCTGCTTACATACGATGAGATTAACCGCTCTTGGCTTGAAGATTTCGATGCGTTCATGGCAAAGGAAGGCTTGTCGAGGAATACCAGAGCCAGCAGGATGCTCTGTGTCGCTGCTGTCTTCAACTTTGCGATTGATAATGAACAGACGAAAAACTACCCTTTCCGCAGGTACAGTCTCCGGCTTGAGACAACGAAAAAGCGAGATTTGTCTGTTGAGGAAATCCGCTCTATCTTCGAAGCTGGTGGTGATGAACTGGTCGACATGTTCCTGCTGATGTTCCTGCTGATTGGTATCAATGTGAGTGACTTGTTTTCCTTGACAAAGGAGAATATCGTCCGTGGAAGACTGGAATACGACCGGGCGAAGACTGGCAGGCATTACTCCATCCTTCTTCATCCAGAAGCTCTCCGAATCATCGAGAAGTACAAAGGGGAAAAGAAGCTGCTTCGTTTCTCGGAGCATTTCAGTAACGTTGATGTTGCAACGGTCATGATTAATAAGAAACTCGCAAAGGTGCGCCCTGGGCTTACTACGTACTACGCTCGACATACGTGGGCATCCATTGCCTTCAACATTGGTATACAAAAGGACGTGGTGTCGCTTGCGCTGGGTCACTCGTTCGGTGTCCGGGTAACTGATACCTACATCAATGCAGACCTATCGAGAGTAGATGAAGCAAACCGAAGGGTTATTGATTACGTGCTATACAACAAAAAATAGCCTTATTTCTTGCGAATTTGGCGCAGAAACGGCTCAAATTGTTTTCGGGGATAGTTTTACATGCTTACCACGTAAGCGGCACAGAACGCAAATTTCGGGGTAAATCGAAAGAAAGAGCACAAAAACATATATAGAATGCAGGTGGTCGGGCTGCTTGTGGAACAAAAAAAGGGGCTGGCTTTCGTCAGTCCCCTTTTATATAATTTATAAACGTTTCGTATCTATTGACTTATACGTGATGTCGATGGCTTAGATTCCATTACTCTTTATCTAAATTAAGCTGGTCTTTCAAAGCATCATCGAGTGTCCAATCTGCTTTTTCGTACATAGCTTCACCTGCACCTGAGTTAAAATCAATATAATAAAAACTGCTATCTTCGCTTACAGTAACATTATATCCCTCGTATTCAATTTGCTTCTCCGTCATAGGGATAAAACGAACACATTTCTTTTTTAGATAGTTTCCTACTTCGTTTTCAAATTTATCATCTACATAGATAAAGTTCTCTCCATTCTTCTCAGAGAATGTAGCTTGCGGAATATCTGCCATGAACTCTTTTTGAAATACTTCTGTATCAACGATATTGTTGATGATATTAAATTTCTTCATTTTTCTTTGGCTTAACCGTGCTGCCTAGGGCTTAAATTACTGAATGTTTAATGTGCTTATTTCCTAAACACACTGCAAAGATATTAATATTTTTCGGTTCTACCAAATTTTTAAACGTTTTTCTTTTTATTTTATTGTTATTTTAATGTTATTTTACATTTACGGCTTAAAATGGGCAAAAAAAATACCCCAGCGGTAAAAAAGTCGATCCGCTGGGGTAATAAGTGGAGACCACTTTAAACATTCAGTGATGCAAAGGTACGCTTTTCCTTTGAAACCACCAAATTATTTACCAAAAAATTTCTTCCTCAACAAATCATTGATAAACCGTGACTTGTTGGGCAATGCGTTGAGGAAAGGCAGCAGGTCGTTGTCTATCTGTATGCCAACCAGCTTGACCGTTGCTCCTGCACCCTTCTTCGTTCTCTTGATGTTTCTTCTATTCTTCTCCATATCCGTGATTCTTTACAGGTTCTCCATTTACTCGCAAAAGGTTGCACTGATAGATGCTACACCTCTTCGGGTTCTTTCGTGGCGTGCCATCCTTCTTGCAGGTCATACCTTGATATACCAGGCAAGGCAAGGAGTTGTATTCGTGGGTTCTATTCGAAATCTCCCATCTTTCAACCCTTATCGTGTCGCAGTGGTCGCTGATATAATCTCCTACCAAAACTTGGCTGTGCTCAAAAGCAAACGCTCTTGCCAGTATTCTTTTTTCGTTCTCAGCCCTCACGTTGATTTCGTGCAGGGCTTCTCTGTACTCTTGTTCTGTCATTGTCTTCTGTCTTTTTTAAATTGTCTGTCCAACTTCGTTTTCATTCTGTTCATCTTGTGCTCCAGCCTGCCGATCTGCTTATAAGATAACCACTCCGGCTTGATATTCAACTCCATCCAGTACTGGCGCATTTCCTTGCAATGCCGGGCGATGCTCGGGAAATAGAGGTGTCGCTCGTATGGGTTGCGAAGGAAGTACTTGCAATCGGATAATAGACGACCAAGCATCATGTATTTATGCTTCTGCCCTTCTCCAAGACTGACAAGCCTTCCGTTGTCCCCGATCCACAGCATTGCGCCCTCTCCCTTCCAATTAAAGTCGAAAGCCTTGCTTACCGGATAATAATAGCCATCGAGCACCATGCCTTCCTTAAGGTCTCGCCCAATCTCTCGCAGGCAGGTTCTTCCCCAGCTGGTCGTCACCTCGACCACTGCTTGTGCTGGTATCTTGTCGTATTCCTTCATATATTGATATATTGTGCAGGGCTTGCGCCCTGCTGATTAATACTTTTCAATCCAATACTCTGTTGTACAATTCACTCCTAAGCATGCAAATTCAGACTTAAAATAACCTTGACGCACCCAGTGTGGATAAAAAATATCGTTTTTTTTATATTCCCTAAACAAGCCGTTCAAGAATTGCTCTGCCTTGTCCTTGCGTGTAAAGTTTGCCAACTCCTCGATTTTCTCGCCTTCAACCTGTTTCTTGATGTAATATTTTGCTCTTGCCATGGTCTTAATCTCCTATAATTACTTAGCATACAATGTTACAACCAATCCTCTTCTGAGTGCGCAGCGGCAAGCGTCCATACCAGCCTTCAATGCTCGCTTGATGAACTTGTTAAAAAGTTCTGCACCGATGAGCTTCAAAATTCCGCTTACTCCCACGAGTGTGTTTATCTTCTTGCCATCCTCTGTGCGTCCGAAGACCTTAATACGGAAGTTAGAGTTGATGAACTTTGTAGTGAACTCTAAAATGTTTGAATTTGACTTTTTCATTTTTCTCTGGCTTAACCGTGCTGCCTAGGGCTTAAGTTACTGAATGTTTATTGTGCTTATCTCCTAAACACGATGCAAAGATATTAATATTTTAACTTTTATTGGCTGTTTATGTTGTAAGCACGGCTATTTTCGGTCGTTTTCGGTACGTTTTAGGCTGTTTTCAGTACGCTTTTGGCTGTTTTCGGTACGCTTTCCACGCTCTATATAATAATAACCTGCACGCATTAGCTAGAATGAATATAATCTAACTCTCATAACCCCTACCCCTTTTCTCTCAATGAAAAGTGTTCTACGCACAAAAAATGGGCAGAAAAACGCTCTCCTGCGCTTCCTGCCCTTCTAAAAATTGATATTATGATTGAACCTATTGAACTCTCTTCTTGATGCGCTCCTTTATCCAGCAAACCGCAAAGATTGCCAGGAATAGTAATACGCAATCGCCAGCGAATAATCTTATCTTATGCCATGTGCTCGCTGGTTTCTCTACCTCCTTGGTCTTGTATCGGTTCACGTAATACTTGACCTTTACGGTGTCAGTCACGAAAACATAGGTATCGCCTACGATGGTGTCCGTCTTGGTCGATGTCTTCCATCTGGTGGTCGTAAGATTGTGCCACCGCTCCTTGATTACGGTGTCGCCCTTGATATAGACAAGCACACTGTCCTGCTTGAATACGCTGTCGTGCTGCCGTGTGTCCTGCCAGTGGATCTGCCGATGGCTCACACTGTCACGTCTTAAACTGGTGTGTGCGCTATCGCGATAAACAGTGTTATTTGCGGCTGTTTTAGCGCAGGAACAGCCCAAAATCAAAAGTGGGGTAATTATAAGCATGGCGAGAAATAACGCCACAGAACGCAAATTTCGCCCTTTTCTTGAATTTTCCATACTTTATAAACGTTAGATTGATGTGTTTATTACGCAAGCACCTTGATTTCCAAGGCTTCCTTGGCTCGCTTCAAATACTTCTCGCAGGCTGCCAGTCCATTGTAGCCTCCGTTTATCTTCCTGCGGATAGCCTTCAAGTTGTCTTTGTCTGCCAACTCGTTGCAGCCGAAGGTGTCGAATACCCACATCGAGGATTTCGTTGCTCCCAGAGAACGCTCCAGGAGTTCGGGACTGCCCACAACATCGAAGCCGCAATAATTAGCATACTTCCGGTAGTTGGCTCGCCCGGTTATCTGAATAAGACCTCTGCCCTTATACTTCACGCCATCGCCCTGCTGAGTGTTGCCTAGGTCTTTCCTGCCCTCGTAGGCTCTTCCGCTTGCAAGTTCCTTGGTATATCTGAGCTCACCGGATTCGTGGGCAATCTGTGCGAGGTAGTGCGCCATTCGCAAAGGAGTATTGATGCGGAAATGCTCTGCCCATCCGTTGATGATTGGAAGATAGGTGTCTGCCCTGCTGCCTGCATTCGGCATTACCTGTATTAGTTGCGCTCTAGTTATCCTCATTATCTCCTCCTTTCTTCCGCTCTTCTTTCATTATCTCGACAACTGCCTTCGCAATTTCGTCCTTATTCTCCAGGATCACCTGCATCGTGCGGTCTTGCTTCCTTATCTCAGCCTTCTCGTATGCTTTTTCCCGGATGCTCTTAAACTCGCACAAAAGCAGATACACCGTCCATGCGATGGCGAACAAAGGGAAGGGAGAGATAATGCACGTAGCCAAGTCCATAAGCGAAGCAATACCGAATGTCGGGAAATACTTCTTCGCCTTGTCGCACGTCTTCTTTAGTCCAGTTGACGTTCTTGCAATATGCAGTTCCTTCGCCTTCTGTATGCCTGCTATCAAGTCAATTGTCATCGCTATCAGAATCGTAGCGAAACAGATAAAAATTACTAGGGCGCACAGATATAGATGGTGCACCTGAAAATCGTGAAATACTTCGCTCATATCAATTTATTTTTTTTGGTTTATTCCAATTTCTCCCAGTCAATGGTAACGCCCTTCCCGATGATGTCTGCCGTCCACCTGCAGAATGCCATACCCTCGTATCCGTCTGGATCACTGGCTACGGCAATAGCATACTGTACGCAGTCGCTCTCGGTCTTGATTACCTTCGGGTAGAAGTCCGCATAAGCCATATTAGCCAAATAGAGAATATCCCCGAGGGTCGTGCCCTTTGAGATTATCTCGTTGTTTGTCGCTAGCCGGATTTCGTCTACCGTCCACCGGTGGCTCGTTCCGTCTACGTTCTTCATCTGCTCGCTTGCCTTGATTGCTAGCTGTTTCGTGAAGTGGTAGCCGTGCTTGGAAACGTATGCCACGTACCCACTGGCTCCCATGAGTGCCTTTGCTGCCTTCTCGTATGGCAAGCCGTGGATGATGTCGCTCTCTTGGTGCTGGTGTCGCTCTTCCTCGCTGTCGCAAGAATGGCGCAAAACGATTATTTTCTTCATTGTGCGCCCTCCTATCCTAGTTTGTCGAGTAATTGCTTAACCATGCCACGAATGCCGCTTATATCGCCCTCAAGTGCCTTGAAACGCTTTTCCGTTTCCTGCTTCTCCTTGATTGCCGGGTTCAAAGCTGCAAGAAGTTCCTCGCCCTTGGCTTTCCGCTCCTTGCTTGGCTCGTATGCCTTGATTATCTCATCGGCTTCATTTACCAATTTCCCAACTTCGGGCAAAAGGTCTGCCTTGTCGGTTGCCAGTACGATTTCGCCTGCAAAGGTAACTCCGAGGTGTTCGGGTATGGTGTAGATGGTCTGCTTTCCCTCCACCTCGATTGTTACGTCTCGCATTGACTGTCCGCTACTGGAAATGGTTGCGATGCCAGTGTTGATGTGCGGCTGGTTGTCTACGACCTTGCCTTCCTTAACTTCCACCGTCTGCTTGTCTAGCAGATAGACCGGGTGATTTCTTTGTATATTCTTAAATTCCATAATGCGCTCTTTTTAGATAATTCGATAAATAGACAAAAAGGGGTCTCGCTGGTAACACAGCGAGTTGCCCCTTCATAGATTTTGTTTAACCGCCTACGCTCCAGTTGTGGTTGTGGTGGTCTTCAGCTGCTGGATAATGAAACCAGTCTGCTCTCTGCGCTTGCTGTCCTCCAGCTGGATGCGAAGGTCTTGCTCCCAGTGGTTGTTCAGAACATCAACGATGCGCTGAGTATTCTCCTTGCCCGAGGTCTTCAAGTCGCAAACGACCGACTGGATAAGGTTGCCGAGGTTACTGAAACCTCGCTCCAGCCCAGTATTGGTGTAGCAGAACCCCTGCTGCATTGCGTTGATGATGTCCTTCTGCCCCAGCTGGTTCTCGTAGCCCATACGGTTGATGTTCTGCTGGGTGGTGCAGCAACAGTCCTTCAACTGCTGGATAATGTTGAGGTTTCCGAGGTTCGCTGCGTTGATTACTCGCTCTGCGCTGAAACCAACCTTGCCGCCTACATCTTGGATTGCTGCCTGAATGCCGCAAACAGAAGACTGCAATGCGTTGAAGTCGCAGTTCAAGTTAGCCGCCAGCGTCTTCAAGTCCTGGTTGTTGCCCTGGATTGCGCCCATCAACAAGTCGCTGTTGTGGTTGTCGCTCATCTGAGTGCGAAGGCTGTCAATCTGAGACTGGATTTCGGCTCTCTGAACGTTGCCGTTCTGTCCGTTCCAGCCATCGCCATACATGAAGCGGAACATTCCCAACATCATCATGTAGGCGAATGGGTTGTTCCAACCTCCACCCATACCACCGTTCATTGCTGCCAGCATAGTCGCTGGATCATTGTCTCTACCTCTAGCGAGCAAGGCTGCTGCTAGGTTGTCATTGCCACCGTCCCCAGTGCAATAAACTTTCTCGATAGTGTCTGCCATAAAATTTTGAGTTAATTACGTTACGGAAACAAAATATTTGAATCCGCTGCAAAGTTACTCTGATTTTTGGCTCGCTCCAAAAAGTTAGTGCAGGGGTATTTATCGAATTATTGTCAAAGAACGCTTTTGGTTATTTTCTTTTTGTTTCTTAAATGCAAATCGGCTCTACGTCCTTGTTTAGAAGGGTCGCTTGTGCCGTGGCAAGTCGATAAACTCGAGACGTACTGATATAGGTGTAAGACATCTTGCTCAGATGTCTCACTGCTGAAACGGTGCGGTTCAGAACGGTCGCAATGGTCGTTATGCTGAATCCTGCGTGTATCATCTGCTCAACGACCATACATCTTGCCATTACGAGATTTTCAGCTCTAGACTTGCCGAGAACGTCTTCTCTCGTAATACTCAACTCTCCGTCTGCAGTTCAATAGCGCAACACTTGATTACGTTGTCTATAACTCGCCATAGTTCTTTCTCCTTGTCATTCATAATAAAATGTTTTAATCGTTGCCCAACATAGAATCAATCATTCCGTCAATGGCTTCATCGGTCATACTCTTCTTAATAGAAGGATCTGCGCCAATTGACTTCATCATCATAGCTACCCAGGGGTTGTCACTCTCCAGCGTGGATTGTATCTGCTCCTTGTATGCTTCGTGAAGCTCGCCCGATTCCTTGAAATTCAAAAGAACCGTGCGCAAGGCTTTTACTGCGTAGTTATCCATCAGCAAGGGGTTGTCCCTTGCCGATGATAATTTAGTAAGAAGCACAGCCAGTGCTTCGTGTAATTGTTTCTTCTTCATATTGTCTTACTTTTAAATTTCTAAAGTCAGCGACTTAGAGTTCAAGTTTACCACCACAAGCATATCTTCTTGAGGTCTTAGTAACCCCTGCTTTAGGAGTTACTGGTTTTGCTCTACCAGTACTTTTTCTCATTCCATAATTCCTTTCTCTTTAAGTGTAGATAAAATATCTGCTATAATTATAAATAAATCAGTCTCTTTAAGTTCCTTGGCTTCTTCAGGATATAATTTTTCTAATAAAGGATGTTTTGTTAAGTGTAAACCCTTTACATTAGCTTCCATAGCAAGGGTAATATCACCACCTATAAAATCCATAGTATTAACGTTTGGAAATACTATATATGAATGTGCTATTTGTCCATCTTTAGACTGTATAGACAATGTTTTAATCTTATTATCTACTGTTAGGTTAAATATATTACTAACATTAGATGTTCCCTTATCATACTTTACTATCTTTCCAAGTAAATGTTTTAATCCATCTAAATCTAAAAATTTCATATTAATTAATTTTTAAAATTATTATTAAGCAAATAATGCATCTATCTCTGCTGTAGTTATTGCGCTGTCCGCAGTTGCACCATCCGCAATGCCATCTAGCTTAGCCTTATCGGAGGCTCTCATGAAGCCGTTTTGACCAGCAAAAGGTCTTCCCCCAGTAGTTCTGGGTTCAGCAAGAGGTACATCCGCTACTTTCACACTCCCATCACCTAGTGTATATACAAGATTTCGAATTGAAGTGTTTGAAACATATGACCCATCGGATGCCACACCTCTGAAATCCATATTTATTACCGCTTCCGTCTTTTTGGCGTAAGGCGTTAAATCGACCTTCACGGCGTGAGTACCGATTTTTTCCCACGCACCATTGGTATAGTAATACTCTTGATACACATCGTTGGCATCGCTTCCGTCCTTAACGATGTATATCTTGTTACTCTCGCCCGATGAAGGAAGGCTGGTTACCAACTTGAACAAAGATGTATCGAGGTTGCCAAGTTGTGCGAGCGGGATTCTTCCGTTGGCATCAAGTCCACAAATGCCGTTGGCTGCATTCAAAGTTCTCACGCTTCCGTTTGCCATTAAAACTTGGGTTGCAGTGCCTCCAGTCTTCACGATACTTATAGCATTCATTCCATTTTCATCCACATCGAAAATGTTTATAGTTTCATTTTCACTACCACTTGTTGTTATACTTAGGTGTTCTCCGTTAATCGTATATTGCAAACCTATTTCAGGCATAATTTCGCCACCTTTTTTGCTAAAAAAACGAGAATTAGCCCAGTACTTAATCTTCTCCCAAAAGTAAGCAAGTCCAATTGCGTCTAAAAATTGCATAATCTATTGTTTTAAATTGTTATTTACTAGTAATATCTGTTATCTGTTCCTCCGTGATTGCTGGAGGGAAGTTCTTCGTCACGATGTCGGTCACTCTGTTTGAAATATCCTTGTAGATGTCCGTGCCGAGTTTTTTTGCTGTCACGCTGCCGTCTCTGATGTTTCCAGTTGATATACAGTTCTCGGTCAGATGGTCGTGTTTGACCGCTCCCGGTTGTATTTTATCTGAGGTCACACAATTGGATGCTAGGTGTCTGTTCTTTACAGAGCCATCGGCAAGCTTCGCCGCCGTTATCGCCCCATCCGCAATTTGCGCTTCCGTTATTGTTATCTTGGCGAGTTCACTCTTGATAATTCTAACGACCGCATCGTTCTCCAGTTTATCGTCCATCATGGCAAGCATCCTGCTTAACTCGACAACGATGTCGTAAATTTCCGTGCCGACACGCACCGCTGTGTTTTCTCCAACCTGCGTTGCATCTCGTATCAGCTCTGCCATACGGAGCATTTTTTGAATATCCTCGTTCATGTCTTATGTGCTTTTAGTTGCCTATTGCGTGAATGTGCGCCCTCGTCCCTCTCTGTTGTTTCACTTCTCCTTCCGGGGTGAAGTGTTTGAGGTATTCAAGGGCATCTGATAAATATCTTTCCGCCATATCCAAGATGTCGTTGTACTGCTTGTTGCTCGATACATCTTGAACGTGGTCTGAATAATCGTCTCTGTGTCGCATTCCACCTGCACGGCTTATAATTGTGCCATCGGCACGGAAAAGCCTCGCATACGTGAAATAAGCGAGTGCCTTGCGTATTCCGCTGGTGTACTTCTGCACCTTGGTTTCTTCTTGGCTGCAATCTCCATTCTTCTTGGTGGTGTATTCGCCACCGTCCAGGAAAGTTGCAGGCTGGAAATCGGGCAATACTGAATCGTCCCACTCTCCCTGCTCGGTCGCTGCCTTGAACCGCTCATACCCGATGGCTGGTATGATGTTCGCATCTTCGCATTCCCGAATGTATGCGTTCACTTCATCCACATCTAGGTGTGTGCTGGTCGGTCGTGCCAGTTCCCGGAACTGTTCAACCGTTATAAGTTGCTTTCTTGTTTGTCCTCCCATAGGCTCAATCAATTAATCTATCGTGTTGTTTCCTGCCGCTTCGCTGCTGATATACTTCAACGGCTGAAGCTTGGGGTCTAGGTTCTGAATGGCAGAATCGTGCCAGTTCTCGAAAATCTTTTTGAAGGCTCGCTCGATGAAACGCTGCTCGGTCGTCACTTCGCCTGCATAGTACTCGTAGGCATCCTGCATCACCTGCCCACTGAATCCCAGCTTGCCAATACGGATGGAATAAAAGAGTTCTTGATGGAACTGTGCGTAGATTCGCTCGATAACGCTGCTGTCGGTCACGCTGAACTCCTTGTCGAAGTTTTTTGTCGGGAAGGCGACAACCTTCGGCTCGTCTTCCTCGTTCTCCACCTCGACAGCAAGAATCTTCGCTGTGTTCTCGTCCCCTTGGAACTGCAAAAGGTCTTCATCGGAAATCATCTGTCCGCTCTCCACCTCTTCGCCTTTCTCGTTGAACTTAGGCACGCCCTTCTTGGTTACGAGCATACACGATACGAGGAAGTTGTTGCGGACGTTTCGCATCTTGACGTTACCCAGTCCCTCATCGGTCGAAATCTCCGTGATGGCAGAATCGTAGCTGGCTGTCGGATAGATGAACTTTCCGTCTAGGCTCTGCCACAGAATCTGTCCCTTGTAGCTGTCGATGCCGCCAGCGTTCTCAATCTGTTCGAGAACGATGTCGGGGTCAGGGTTGAAGACGTTGATGCGCTCGATAGTCTTCTCGTTCACCATCAAGCGCTTTCCGTTCCTCGTTTTCTTCTGCTCCCAGTCTGGATGCAGCAAGACGTGCGCCACGTTACCCTTGTCGTCCGTCTCTTCAAGGCGGCAGTTCTCAAAGGGTACGTGGCTCACGCTCGACACCTGCCCTAGAACGTTGTAGTTTACGTGAAGGGCGAAGCCTCCAAACCTCGCAAGGTCTTGCGCTACGTTCCGAAGCAAATCGTCTGCCGTGTCCCCTAGCTGGTTCATCGCTAACGCTGCGATAACATCGCTATCGAAGCCGTAACCCTCAATAAATCGGGCGTAGCGGTTAAGGCACAGCATTGCCGTTCCGCTGGCTTCCGTGATGCGTGCGAGGTTCTGCGGATATAGATTATCATATCCGTATGCCTGCATCTTGAATCGGCTGACGTAGCCAATATCAACCCTTCGCTTTGGCTTCTTAACTGTCTTAACGTTCATACTGCTTGTGTCGTTTTACTTGTTGTTTTACTCTTCTTCCTTGCCTGCTTTCTCGGCTTGGTCGATGTCTTTCTTCTTGTCGCTGCCTGCTTCTTTTTCGGCAGGATCTTTCCCTGCTGCATCATCTGCACCGCTGTCGCTGCCTTCTGGCTGCTGCTTGTTCTCGATGAGTTCATCGCTGGGTATCTTCTGAAAGTAGCTCTCCATGTGTGGGTACTTCGTCAGATATTCGTGCGCTACCTTGTCGGTCAGGTTCTCATTCGTGAAAATCTTACCATGGTAGAAATCCGGGCAGGAAATGATAAAACCTGCCTTCATTGCGTAATTACATGTTTTTGGCATTGCCTTTTCTTTTTTGAGTTTTAGATATATTTCTATCAGAGCATCGTGGTAACACTGCTGGCAGGTTGTCGGAACAAACCGCTTTCGTGTTACCTCGAAATATAGAGTTTCGATAACTGCCTTGTCGGTTGCATCAAAGGGACTGTCGAAACGTGCCTTCAACTCCTCGACCTTGGCTGTTGCTTCCTCGTAGGTCATGGCTTAACCTCCTACGGCTGCTGTTGTCAGACTGGCGTACTTGGCTGCCGTTGTCTCGCTGTCAGTATCGAAAAAGAAGTACGCTGCCTTCGGTACGCTCTCCTCTTCCAGCGTGATAAGCCAGCCACCCTCGGTGTCGTCTGAGTACTTGTCGTTCTCGCCTGCACTTGCCTTCAGTGCCTGCGCATATCCGAACACCTGATACTCTGCATTTCCGTCCGCTCCCTTAGAGAGGTTGCGCAGGATGATAACGAACTTTCCGTTCGCCAGTCCGTCAATGATATTTGCGCAAACGTCAGGTGTGTTTGCCAATACCACGACTGCTACGGTATTCTTCCAGCTGTTGCGATACGTGCCAACGGTCAGCTCTGTCTTGGTTCCAGTGAATGGCTTGCTGCCTTCCTGCCGGATAGCGTATGCTTTCTTGCCAGTCTTCAAAACTAATGTTTTAATTATATTGCCCGCTACAACGGACTTGGTGAAGTCGATGTCGTCTCGGTTGATGATAAGTCCATCGCCCTCCAGTCCCTTTGTTACTTGGTCTTCGCAAGGGACGATGATGTCCTGGGCGATAAGGCTCTCGCAAGTTGTTGTCATATTAATTCGTTTTAAATTGTTATATCCCCAACACCGTTTTGTGGGTGTTGAGGATTGTCAAAAATAACTTAATACTAAACTGAAAATTTGGAGCGATTAGTAAGCTGCATGGATCATGTCCTCTTCGAGGAGAGCCGTGCCAATCTTACCGGTAGCATAGAGATAATTTCTGCGCTCCTTCTGGTCGAACCAGATGTCGAGGTCGCTAATGAGTGCATCGGCATCAGTGCCCACCATAAGGTGTTTAGGGTTACAGAATACCGCACGGTGTGGAAGGTTGACTGTCGTCTCGCCCTTCTCGTATGCGTTAATCATTCTATCCCAGATGCCGACACGTGCAATCTTCACTCCGTTGTAGGTCGCTACATCGAAGCCATCGAACACCTTCTCCCACGGCATAATATCGTGGTAGGTCTGCTTTATGTCGTAGGTCAATGCGTCAGCAAGCGAACGTGTCATGAGCAACACTGCATCGCTATCGTCAATGATACGTGTGTCTACGTCCATCAAGATTGCGTCTACGACTGCTGTAGCTGCACCCTTCTTGCGCAATGCTGAAACCTGCGCTGCTGCTGTGGTCTCGCTGTTGGCTGCGATGCCGGTATGGTTCTTTGTCGCTGTGGCTGTAAAGATGCGCTTGAACAGACCGTCACATACGTTGAACATGCTAACGTCCGACCCTGCTGTCAGCTTGCCGCCACCTGCACCTGCCAATGCTGCCGCCTTGTCGCCAAACCAGCCGAAACGCCAAATCATCCGCTGCATGGCTCGCTGGAGTGCATCGGTGTAGATGGTCATGAAGTCTGTGCTGGTAAGGTCGCCAATGGCTGTTCCAGTCTTAAGGCTGTATTCTGCGATTGAACCCTTCAATGCTTCGTAGCAAATCTTGATAGGAATCTCCCACTGTCCGAGTTCCCAACGCTTCTGAGAGTTGGCGATACCCTTCTCTTCGTAGGTAGGGTCGCAACCGCCACCTGCCTTACCGACCATTTCCATCTCACCGATAAGTGCGATAGGGTCATCGTTCTTGACCTTCATGATGTTCACGAATGAAGAAAAATCCTCATCTTGGTAGAAGGTTTCCTGCACGGCATCCTTGATGCTTGCGAGGTTTTCCGGCTCGAGTTTAAGGTTCTCAAGCTGCTTTTTTGTAAATCCTGCCATTATTTTCTTTTGATTTAATGGGTTAATACTTGGTTACTTCTTGCCCTTTTTGTGGAGCTTGGCAAGTCTCTCCTTGATGGCGTTCTTGCCTTCCTCGACAGCGTTCACGTTGTCGCCTGCGCCCTTGCCGCTTGGCTGTCGCTGTGCTGGCTGGTAGTGGCTGCTGAAGCCTGCTAAAACCTTCTCAGCACCGCCTGCCATCTTCACAGCATTCAGGATGCGCATGTCTTCCTTGCTCTTTGCGAGTTTCTGTGCGCCTGCCAGCTGTGCCTTGGTGTCGTTCAACTGCTGTTTGAGTGCTGCTACCTGCTGCTTCAACTTGGCTACGGTTTCGTTGTCGGTGCTTGATGCGCTGCCGCCTTCACCGCCTTCATTGCCTTCACCGCCTTCATTGCCTGCGGTCTGAATGTCGGTAATTACACCGTCCTCGACAACAATTGTCTTACCGTCCGGCATTTCAAACGTTCCGTCAGGACTTGCCTTGTCGCCAACTTGTGGATCTCCCTCTTCACGCTCAACGGTCAGTGTCTGTCCGTCTGCTGTGTTGAGTTCCATCGCCTTTGGCTCTGCCTTGGCTTGTGGCTCTGCCACCGCCTGCTCTGCTTCCTCCAGTGTCTTCACGCCCAACTTGGCGAGAATCTGGTCGAGGAGAGAAGCCTTTACTTCTGTTTTCTTCTCCATTGCTTTTGGATTTTGTTGTTTTGAATTAATAAAATTTTCTATGTTGCGTTTTGATGCGCTTGCGCTGAGTGCTGAAACGGTGCTGCTGATAAGACCTAGGCGCAAAGCCTCGCTGGTGTTGATGAAGATGTCCTTATCCATCAAGGCTTGAATTTCTTCCCGGTCGCACTCGCACCGCTCTACGTATGCGTCCACCATCTTATCCTGCCACATCTGCATTTCCTCGCTCTGGTTCTTCAAGTCCTTTGCGTTCAGCTGGTCGCCCAAACACCAGCCGGGAACCCATGGGTTGTGCAGGAGGAAGGCAGCGTTCTCGTATGCCTTGCGGCTCTCCTTTGGTGCTGCGAGCATGATGATTGTTGCCATGGATGCTGCCTTGCCCTCAACGGTGCAGGAAATCTTCTTTCCGCTCTGTCGCAGTCGGTCATATATCGCCCAACCCTCGACCACAGAGCCGCCATTACAGAAGATGCGCATATCGATGGTGTCATCGTCCTTCGGTATGCTTGCCGCAAAAGCATCTATATCCTGAAAACATACGCAGTCGCCTCCCCACCATTGATACCAAAACTTGTTGTCTTGGCTGTCGATGTCGTTGTATATTCTGAGTTTTGCCATTGAATCGTTATTTTTTAAGTTTTAAAACGCTGCAAAGATACGATATTTTTCAATATGTTTATCTTGTAAGCAGTTAATTTTTCTAAACAAGCCCAAATTCTGCGCTCTAAGCGGCTTTTATTGCCTTGGGTGTGTAACTTTACCACCTTTAAGCAAAAACCGCTCAGAACGCAAATCTTAAAGAAATAACTACACTTTAAATCCTGCCGATATTCTCTATCGTCTGCACTCTACGCTGGGTTCTGTTTATCTCCTCCACGCTCACTACTGGCTGTGGAGCCATCTGATATCCTCTTGCTACAGCTGCCGCCAGCATATCCATGCCGATGTTGCTGCCTCCGTTGTTTGCTACGATAGGAACGCCACCGCCTAGCTGGTTGAATGCGGATAATATAGGGCTGAACATCGATGTCGCCTTGGCGGTCATTACGCTCTCGCCATTTGAGAGCCTTGCCGGGATGCTGTCGCTGGTTCCAGTGCCCGAGCCTTGGACGTAGCCACCAGTGGAGAAACCCTTGACGAGTGCTTTTGCGCCCGCAAACGCAGCCTTGATAAGTACCATCAACGCAGCTGCACTCGCAACACCTCCCCACGACTTGCTCGCAATCTCCTTGGCGAGAATTTGAGCGTAGTATGCGTTAACTGCTATTTCAATAGCATCAAGTATTGATGTCAGCATCGATTTGAGGAATGAGTGCAGCGATTTATCCTCGCTCTCGAAGAACTCGGACAGACCGTCTCCCATGGTCTGTATCATGTCGCTCATCATTTTCAGTTGCTCTTCCTGCAAAGCTGCCTTTTTCTTGTTTGCTTCCTCTTGCTCCTTGACTTCGGAATCGCTCAAATCCTTCTGCAGCTGCTCCTGCACGGCTGCATAGTCCTTGTAGGCGTCCATCTTGCTCTGAAGGAAAGCCTTGTATCTCTCCAGCTTGGCTGTATCGTCTTCCTCTCCAGTGCCACCGTTCATGATGTCCGCATCCTTGCGTGCCTTCTCTGCGTCCTCGAACTCCTTGTTGAGTTCGTCCACAATCTCTTTTGCTTGGTTCTTGATGTCCGCTTTCGCCTTTATCATGATGTCGAGTAGCTTAGCCTGCATTTCCTGCGCTTTTTCCGCTCCTATTTGCCCTGCCGCCACGTATGCGTCAATGCTCCTTGCCACCATGTCCTTCTCCAGCTGTTCGAGGTCGTTGCTGTAGTCTCGCTCGTTGTCGTACATGCCTGCGAGGTATCGCTTCTTAGCATCCATTACTTGCTCGTTGTACTTGTACTGTATAAGCGCAATCGCTTCCTGCAATTCCTTTTCCTGCTTCTTCCTGCGCTCTGCTTCTGCCTTTGCCGCCTTGTCGGCTGCTGCCTTCTCCTTCTTGGTCTTAGGGGTAGTGCTGGCGATATTAGTGCCGTCCTTGAGCTTTGTATTGTCGGTTGTGGCGGTCGCCATGGATGGTGCATCTGCGCTGACTGGTATCTTGATGTTAGCATGATTAAAAGTATTCTTCATGCCACCCACGATAGCATCAGCCATTCCGCTGCCGAATTTCTTCAAGTCTCCCCAAGCCTCCTTCACGGTATTGCCAAGACCCGAAAAGACGGAGTTAAAACCATCTCGCATCTTCTTCACGTCAAAGGAGAAAAAGCCCTCAAACATCTGCAACAGTCCCCTCGCTGGTCTTGCAACAAGCTTAATGGCATCTATGATGATGTTGAAGGCAACCAAGGCAACCTGCCCGACAGACTTAAACGCAAAGCCTATCAACTGAATCAATCCCCTAAATGCCACGCTTTGGTTATAAAGGTTGATGATTGCCCTCAATAGTTTCGTTAGATGGTTGCTCACGAATGTTGCCGCCTGAGCCTTCATCATTTCGAAGCCGCCACCAGTAACGTCAAAGAGTGCACTTGCGGTATCCTTCAAACGCTTGTTGGCTTCCACCTGCTTTTCCTGAGCCTTGGCAACATCACTGGATTGTTCCTTGACCTTATCCATGTTCATCTCAATGTCTCCGAGGGTCTCGATGTACTTTAGACCTGCATCCTCGCCAGGACCTCCAAATATATCTGCGATGGCTTTTCCTACCTTGGCTGATGAAGCAGGGTACTCCTTCAGCTTGTTTCCGACCTCCTGCATGATGTCAAATGTGGTCTTGCTACCGTTTTGCAGTTCTTTCTGAACTTTCTCGCTTGATATACCTATGCCATCCAATGCGGCTGCTGTTGCGGTGGTCATCTCTCGAAGTCTAAGATTACCCTCCTTGATGGTGTCAAGACCCTTATCAGAGAATATTCCCTGCTTGGTGGCGTTGGTTGATATAGCCACGAATTGCTCAGCATTCAATCCAGCTTCCTTTAGGTACGTTGGGTATTCCTTCACGTTCTCTAGGAACTCATCACTAGCATTCGCACCAGCCACAAAGCCATCTTGCAAGAGCTTTAGCGATTCTGATACACTGATGCCAAACTGCTTGCTCATTACATTTGCGGATTGCAAGGTTTCGCCAAAATCAACGGAAAACGTCTCGCTGATTGCCAAGGCTTGATTTCTCACTGATTTCATTTCGTCACCGAAAAGCCCAGTGAACTGCATGGTCTTGCGTGTGGCTTCCTCTATGCCCTTGTTGTAGTCATAGAACCATTTGAAAGCCATTCCGACACCAGCCACACCTGCCATGGCTAGGAAATAAGGGTTGGTCAATAAGGAAAGAGCCGTATTTTTCAACGCACCAAACTTTACCCTTAGGTCTTCCACAGACTTTCCCATTTCCATAACCTTTCCGATTCCAGTATCATCAACAACATCAAAACCGAAAAACTCGGTATTCTGTAGGTCGTCAGCCGCCTTCATCATGGAATCGTAATAGCTGCCGACACTGCGCTGGAATCTTCCAGTAGCCTCCTCAGCCTCTTTCAGCTCCTCTATCAAGTCTTGAATATGCTCCTGCATCTCCTGACCCTTGGAACTATCACGCTCGGCACGGCTCATCTCATCATAAGCCTTCGTGGCATTTGAAAGCTGGGCGCGCAACTGCTTCAAGCTGCCTTCCTGCTCGTTCTCGGTGCGCACGTTGTTCTGTATCTCCTTTTGCAGCGTGCGCACGTTGTAACGATACTCCTTGATGGTTGCGTTGATAGCTTCCGTCTGCACCTTCATTTCGTTTGTTGTGATGGTCTTGTCTTTTTCCTGCTGCTGCAAGTCCTTGATACTTGCCTTCAACTGGTCTATCTTTTCCTTGTATCTTATGATGCCATAGATTGCATCCTCGTACTTGACCTTGATGTCAAGAATCTGCTGTTTGTCTTCACTTACCATAGTTCGTTCTTTTTAGTTGTTTAACTCTATCATTGTAACCTCGCAATATCCGCTGCTTGTGGTCTTGATTTCGAGAACTGCGAAATATGCGCCATACTGTGCAAGGTACACTGGCTTCGTTTCGTCAAAATCTAGTATATCCAAGTCCGACAGATTGAGCCGTTCCGTGATTACGTGCGCCCTGGCGATACTTGCTGCAAGCTGCTTGTACTTCGTATCGAATATGTTCTGAAGGTCAATATCAAATCGAAGTGCAGCTTGCTCCTTATCATCTCTTAGCGTCATTATCCGCTCCTTGCATCCCTTATACTCTCCACCATTCTTCATGCCGAAAGAATCAAGTGTTCTTATCGGTATGCGGTTGTCATCGCTGGCTGCAAAAGGTAGCGTCCATGTGTTCTGCTCATAGCCCAAAGTCTGGTTGCTGATTACGAGGTCTGCATCATAGTCCCCGGTTGTCTCTTCGTCTTCCTTCCACTTGTAGCGGTTGTGTTGCATAAAGTCTGAAACGGAATACTCGCTTTTCCGTGGTGCACCTTGGCGGTCATACGGAATGAGTTTTCCGCTCCAGTCGTAGGCGTTCGCCTTGTTTGCCCAAACTCTGGTAAACATGATAAACTGCACTTGCGTGCTGTTGGTCAGTTGCCTAGGGAACGAGCCAGTTATCAAAGCTAGAAACTTAATGAAGTTTGTTACCTCGATTTCAGGCAGGTTTATGCCGATAGGGAAACTTCCACCAATCGGAACGCTGTCCCCACTCTTGACGCTCGCAGTGATTTTGCCGCCATAAACGGAAGGCATGTTGACTGTGTTTATTCCGTGCATGATAGTCTCAAACGTCAGTACATCGTCCTTCTTTAGCGATATAGTGTTTGTCCCTGCCGAAAGCAAATAAAGATAGCCATCGATAGCATATCTGCGTAGTACGACCGGGTACTTAACCTGCCCATCCTCGTATTTCAAATCTCCGAACTCGTATTCCTGCGTGGATGCCTCACCTCCGGTGGTACTTGGTGTTGTCACGGTCATTTTCACGCCCATAGGCAACTGAATCTCCGCTGCGTCTTCAAACTGATGTCTGACGTAGTATTGCACTTGCACATCAAAGATCAGTTCGCAATCCTTCGTTATCGTCAGTTTCTGTACATCACTGCCAGTGCTTGGTGTGACTGACGTCAATGAGTTGTTGACGGAAAAGGAAAGTGCTCCCAGTCCGTCACGGCTCTTAACGTCTGCGGTCAGATTACCGATGATTGTCTTGTCGTCTGCCTTGTTGTTGATTATAGGCACAACGAGGTTGTTCAACATCTTCTTTGCTTCATCATCCTGCCAAACGAAAGATACGCCCGACTTCCTCGCTATCCTTGACAATAGCCAGTTTACGGTCACACATGGCTGCAAGAATTTTGGGGACGTTTTATATTCATCCACCGCCACATCATCGCCTACGAAATCCTCCTTATTATCGCCATCTATCATTTCGTGCATAGGTGTCAGCCCGGTAACTGATAGCGACAGAGTGCTGTAATATTCGGCAGGTGCATTCACTACGAGGTATGCAGCCCTTGCCTCTCCTCTGATGGTGTATACTTCCAGCGTCTCATCTTCTCCGCTCACGGATATAACCCGCATGTACTTATCCAGTACTGCATAGCTTCTATAATCGCCCTTTCCTTGCGCTTGCACATTTGCCGTTGATGATGGCAAGAAGGGGATGAGAGCACAAATCGTGTCCGATGCGTTCTCTATATTTCCACTGATGTACTTTCCGACCTCTGCGCCAGTTCTGATGCGTCCACGGCTAGCCGAGTATTGTGTCGTGGTATACTTATTCCTCTGCACCAGATTAATACCAAAGTTATCTTTGCTTTCAATTCGGTATGGGTTGTAATAAGCAAAGAATATTCCCTTGTTCACGGCTTCCTCCCTTGTGTTTGGTTTGTTGTACTTTTCAAAAAGCACTCTGTCTGTCACTCCCAGTTCGTTCAGTTTCATTCCGCTCTCAAGTAGCTTCGTGAACGCTGGCATTATACCCCAGTAAATTGAAACCTCAATGTTTTCCTCGATACTCAGCACGCTCAATCGTCCGTCCTTGATAATTTGCACACCTCCACGGAAATAACTGCACTGGTGGAAAATAAAAGGGTATCTGCTGCCGCTCTTCGGTCTGTCCGCTTGCTGCAAAACTGAAAGGTTGTGCACCGTCCGTGGTAGCTGGATGGTGTACGTGTAGTTCGAGGTCATTTTCGTGACGTCACGAAAAAGGTTGCTCTTAATGTCGAGCACCACATCGGTGCTCTCCGGCAAATCCATCAAAACACCGTCTATATAAAGTTGCTGGTCTGTCATAATCTCTGAACGTTAATGTTATTTATTATCATTTCGCACACGAAATCCTGCAAGCAAGCTGTGCTCTTCGTGTAGCTTCCTGCCTTGATTGTTACGCTCGTCCACTGGTCTTCCTCGTTCATCCAGTCTCCCCCGAGGTACATGTCAACGACTGGGCTGCTGGCTAGGTCTTGCAGCATATCGAACGTATCACTGTCAACCAACGGGGCACAAAGTTTGATTGAATCCGTGCGCTCGTATCCCTGCCTTCTTCCGCTGTCGCCAACGTAGCCGTATATGTCGCTGTATCCGCTTAGATTGTTGCGTATGAAACTCAGGTCGCTGGCTATTTCTCTCGTTTCCTCCCCAGACGCAAATAGCCAATAGCGAATGAATCCGTGTCGGTCAATCCAACGCAGATAGATGCCGCTCTCGGTATCGTCTCTGTCAATGCGCAGCAATAGTGACTGCTTGCCACCGGCAGATAGACAGAAAGTAAGGTCGAAAGTATTGTTAAACGTTCCCTGCTGAATCTCTCCATCGTAGTCATAGATGTTCCAGTACCTTGCACCGCTTGGTAAGATGGCTGCATTGAAGTCTGTCATGTCGGTGTTCGGAATCTCAAGCAGCTTGTTGGGTGCTCCCTCGTAACCTATAAGCAGTTTGGTGTCCGCCTTACTTAAATACATACCAAAAGAGAACGGATAGTTGGTGAACCACGTAAGGCGTTTGTAGCCGTTCCAGGTCTCCCCGAACCTTGGCGCACCCCATACTACGTTCGTAGTGAATTCGATGCTCGCAAGCTGTCCGTCTCTGTCATCGTATGCGTTAACCTCAACTCTTATGTACTGGGATAAGTTATTGATGTCATAGTTTATCGTCCAGTTCACGCCTGCATTGATGCGTCCATCGAAAATGGCTTGCACGTATGCTTTGAAGTCTGTTATACACTTTCCGTTGAACGCCTCCACATTGTAGGCTCGTTCCGTTTCGCCACATCTTATTATTACCTCAATCCACGATAGGTTGCTTCCACTCGCTCTGATGATGCAAGGCAAGAATGCGAAGCACACTTCATCGGGGTAGAAAAAAATATATCCGTTGTTCACTGTCTGTCTCATACCGTCTCATTGTTTAGTTTGATACTTCCCACCGAAAGATGGATTAATGAAATAAGTCGCTGTCCGAGCCGCTTCATCGTGTCGGGCACGACGTTGCTGTATACGTCAGCCCTGCCGCCAGTCCGGTGCAGTTTAGAACCCTTGTTGGCGATGGTGTGGGCGATGGCTCCTGCCATGCTCATGTCGCCACGCTCTTGTGGTGTATACTTGTGCTGTCGCTGGGTCTTATAGGGGATAGGTCTGCCGTGCAGTCCCTTGTCCTTCATCCACTGCCTGATGATGCCACGGAAACTGTATGGTATCTTTCCTGCCCTTCGTCCGGTCTCAAGCACCCCGAATGGCTTGTGTCCCCAGAGGATGGTTTCGTCCTCGCTGGGCTGCTCCACCTTTAGGCTAGCTATCGTTCGCCCTGATGCGTTCTGTCCGTTGATACGAATGCGGTTGATGATAAGTTGCCGTGCTCTTTCAACCTCCTCACGCATGATGAGCGATGCCGCCTTGGGGTCGAATTGAATGCCTCCCTTGCTCATACCTCACAACCTCCTATGCTCTGTGTCAGCTGAAGGGAGTACATTACGCCCGACACGATCGTGCTCAAACGCTCGATGATGGTCTCGTAGTACTGCTGCCCTTCCAATGGTTCGAACTGGTGCGACTGGTTGATGGCTCGTATCATCCTTGCCCCTGCCACCTTCATTCGGTCGATGCACTCTCCGTTGTCTTCTCCTTCCGCTGCTCTCGGTACGGTGTCGAGATAAGCCAGGGCAACGTTCACGGTGTCGTATACTCTGCCGTTGCGTATCTCTGTCGTGCCGCTGGCTGGGATGATGCAGACGATTGCCGGATAGCTCAGTTTCTCCAGCTTGGTGTCTGCTGTGTCCCAGTCCTCGAATAGGTAGGTGTAGTCTGGTAGCGTGTCTGCTGCCAGCTGCTTTAATGTTTCCCTTATTGTTGCCATAATTATCTAGATTTACGTTTCATTTCTTCCGCTTGCAACTTCTGCAGGTTCCGCTCGTACACGCTTCTCTTGTTGTCCATTTCCATGCACTTGTAGATGCGAAGCCATGGCGTTTTTAATACTTGGTCGTGGTCGCTGATGCCCATCCTTACCGCATACCAGTCCAGCATGCCGAACAGTCCGAACCGTAGGGTATCGATGCCTGCCTCCTTCTCCAGTCTCGTTGGCTTCGCTGTGTCTGTGCTCTCGAAGAGCTTGTTGATGCGCTCCACCTCTGATGTAACCCAACCGATGAGCATAACGACATCAACCGCCCTAGCCTGCTCCACTTCCTTGTGGCTCAGACCGAGGACGGTTGTCACTATCTGATACAGACTTTCTTCGCTGTCTGATAGCTGGGAAAGGTCAATCAGCTGCCCGATGGAAAGCTGGTTGAGATTGCCGGGCACTTGTTTCCCTCCGACAAACGCTGGTCGTGGCTGCTTGCCGATTTTGTAGCTGGTGTGCCTAGCAACTGCCAGCCAATACTTGAATGTCGTGTTCTTATCCATACGCTTTATATTTTTTGTCGTTATCTTTGCCTTAATACGTGCGCCCTAGCCGTTCCGTGGCTTGCTACGGATAACTTCTTCAAGGCTACGTATCGTATTGCGTCTATTCCGTGATTAAATGCGTCTATAGGCTGGTTCGTGTCCTCTCCATCCCTTGACTTCTTCCACTTGTATTGCTGCATGTTCCCGATGATGCCGTGGCTGCGTCTTGTTATATTGATGCGAAAACGCTTCAAAATGTCGATACCGTTGTTGATACTGTCCGCTCCCTTGGTGCTGCCGATTATCCACAGCCCTCGGTTGTGTATCTCCTGAATGCTCTTAGGCTCTGCCGAATCCGCAATGATAAGGTCTCGTTTCGTCCGTCCTTGTTCCTTGCATCGGTCTGCGATGTCATCGTTCGTCATTCCAGGCTGGTAGATTTCTTCGTCCACCCATAACTCTCCGTGCGCCAATATAACGTGCTCCAGCGCAGTTGGGTCGTTGGTGAATCCGAAGTCCATACCCCTGCATTCCATCTTCCACTCCTCCCTTGGTGGCAGCTTGTCAACGATGCCCCAGTTGGTGAAGATAAGCCCGGTTATCTTTCCGGTTAGTCCACGCGCATATACTCGCCACAATTCTGGGTCGTCAATCTCTTCAATCTTTTTATGCTCCTGCGCCGTGAGAAATCTGTTGTTTCGGTGGTCGCTCAGTATCAATCGGCAGTCATCCCTGCCGATGATGTTGTTGTGCACCCAGAAGCGTGCGCTTGGGTTGTAGTCTATGAATACCTGCTTACGTGTTCGGATGGCAAGCTGCCAGAACACTTCGTAGGGCACACCGTTCGCCTCGTTCACGAACAGGTAGTCACGCTTACCGTTCTTAGCATCCTGCGCATCTTGGTAACTCTTGAACTCGATGATTGAGCCGTTCTTTCCTCGGTAGCTGCTGTCGCTCTTGTTGTTCTTGAACCAGTCCAGCAACTCTGCCCTTGTGTGCAGGATGGTGTCGAGGTCTCGCATGGCTCCCACCTTTAGGTTCGGGAGGTCTTGACCGCACACCGTGATAATTGCCATCGGATGCTCAAAAGAAAGCACTATAAGACGCTGCATGATGGTGTATGTCTTCCCCGAGGACGTGCCTCCTTGGTTCACTAGGAACCTTGGCTTTACGTCCGCATTCGGGTCATACAGCTCACCAATAACGTCAAATAGTGCCATTCTTACAAACAATAAAACTTAAAACAAAATTATGGTAAAAAATTATTCTTTATCCAATCCTTCACGCTCGATTACTTCCTGCTCGCTGGATGCACACTGGTGTCCAGAGTTGATGTATCGTACCTCGATGCCGCCTTGGAAGCCTGCGTTCAGGTCGAGCACGACCTTATCCAGTCCGAGCAGCTTGCAAATCTGCGTTTCTGCCTTGATGATGATGTCGAGGTAGCGTGGTTCTCCGAATCCTCGCTTCTCGGCATCGTACATTATCGCCTTAACGGTCTCGATGGAAACCTGCCTCCCTCGCTCATCTAAGACTGGCTGTCCCTGCTGGGTCGCTGTCTTTTCGTGGTAGTCTTCCTTGGATTTCTCCCAGGCATCCCAGGCTTCACGTATTACCAGCTTCAACCTTGCCACCTCGCTGGTTATCTTTTCGTCTGTGTCGGTCAGTCTCTCTTCCCTCCACTCCTTCAATAGCCGCTGAATGTCGCAGTGCGCTTGATTGTATTTCGGTCTGTCGAGCCGTTTGCGAACCTCTGCCGTGATTTCTCGCTCCGTCCATCCTCTGCGGTATAGAGGTGCGATAATCTGCAGGCGGTTCTCGATGTCGATTTTCTGCGCTCGATGTTTGTTGTTATTACCTTGTGGCATACGATTCTTGATTTAAAATTTTGCTCCGTTGTACTTGTATACGATGTTTCCCTCGCTGTCTCGTTCGTCAGCTGGCAACATTGCCCCTTCGAACATCTTGTATGGCGAGTGCGCTGCCTGCGGATTGTTCCAGCACCACTTCATGTAGTCGGCTGCGCTCATCGTGTAATACTTCGAGTACTTCTCTCTTGTTCCCAGGTTCATCGCCTTCTCCAGTCTCGCCCTCAAAAGGTTCTCTGCATCAAGCTTGATGTCGCTCCACCTCACGTATCCCTTGCGCTTGCAAATGTTCAGTGCTTCGCACATCTGCCCCCTGCTGTAGTTCCACGTTGGCGGCAATCCGCAGCAACTTCCGTTGTGGCAAAGTTCCTTGAAGTGTGCGTCCGATACATAAAAGCGCATTCCCAGCTGGTCGCACAGTTCCTTCATATTCCTGAAGAACGGTTCTTTAACCTTGCGGTTCAGTCTCAGATAGCCGGACTGTACGCTGTACTTCTTGTAGAATGCGAGAATGTCGAAACCTGCCATCTTGCTGATGGTAGGCAACAATTCCCTCAATGTCGGGCTTCTCGTTTCCAGGCAGAAGAATTCAGTGCTCAAAGCTGTAGCCCCTCTGTTGAATGCTTCCTTGATAAGGTCGAGGTACGTTGGCGTGCTCACTCCGATGATGAAGGGTCTCAGTCTCAGCGTTGCACCTCCTGCTCCTGCATTGGCGATGCGCTCGATGGCTTCAAGTCTTGCTTGTGGGCTTTCCACCCCTCGCTCTATTACTCTAGCCTTCTCTGCATCGCTGGTGATGATTGAGAACTTGAAGTTCCAGTTCTTCTGCCCTCTGATCAAGTCCATATATCGCTCATCCTTGGTGAACCACGCTCCCTTGGTCGAGAAGCAAAGCGGATAGTCTATATCCTTGAAGAAACGCAAAAGTTCCAGTGTCGTTCCGTACTTCCGTTCGAAGTTGTCGAACTGGTCGCTCATACTTCCCCACTGCATAACCTTGCGAGCCTTGATGTATGGCGCAAAGTCTCCACCGTGCTTGTCGGGGTCAATGAACATTCGCTTGATGCGCTCAACGCTCACGTCCTTAACCTCCTTGTGCAGGTATTCCTTCTTCTTGCTGCCAATACCTCGCTGGTTCTGAGCAAAACAATACATACAGCCAAAGCTGCAATTATTGTAAGTGTCAAAAGCCATCGGCATAGAGCAGTCGGGAAACTCGTATGTTATTCTTGGCGTGTTGCCGTAATGTTCTGCCATAACAATATCATTTTACAAATAGTCAGTTATCGAAATTGGAAGGGTCATGCGTGAACCTACGTACCTGCATTCGTTCTTCCTTGTTGCATGTTTCTTGACAAGTTTTGGATACTTGAAAAGTAATCGCTTGCAGCACCGTTCGTTAACGCTATCACCTTTGCTGTTCCATAGTTCGTGACAACCGCCTTTCGTGTGGAGTGTAGCTGTCAGAAACAAATCATTGAACCGGACAGTCTGGTTGCCCATGCTTATATGATGCAATATGAACTCGAAGTCTTCCTTTAAAGGCTGCAGCGGGTCGAATTTCTGTTCCGATGGGTCTACAATCCCCATAAAGCAACCAAGCATCTGAATATTGGTGGTAATTGTATTCTTCATGAAGAAAGTGTTGTCCAAAGTGTAGCACCCCCAAACCCTGCCGCCAATCTGTCTTGTAAGTTCGAAGGCGGTTCTTACTAACTTATCCATCTGTGCCTTGGTCTCAACGGTGTGCGTCTTGCGACTTCGGTCAATCCAGTTAATGGCTCGCACCTTGTCGCTGAGAATGACAACTCTCTGATTTCCGAGGTGTTCCACCATATAGTCGAGTATGGCGTTTTTGTTGTCGCTGATATTCTTACCTTCTTGGTAGATTATCGTGGCCATATCCCCATAGATAGGTTCATACTCCTTGAAATCCTGCTCGCACTGCACCGCCAGCAGTATCTGTTCCTTCGGGTAGCCCAAACTGTTCAGCAATCTCAACATCGGTTGTCTATCCTTGCGGTTGTAGCTGGCTATGCCAAAATAAAAATCAAACCTTTTCATCTTCAATTCTCTTTCTTAGTTCCGTTGACGATAAACCATGCTCCCTGCTGGTGTACACGATAGGTATTCCAAGTTCCTCGCAGGTATGCTTTGCCGTGAAATCTATCCCAATGTAGTCACTACCAACAAAGCGCACATCGATTGATGGTGCAAGAGTCTTGATGCAAAGGTCTAGGTCTCTCTCGCTCCCTAATGCGATGGTATCATCCACACCCTCGCAATGCTTCACTTGATACATGCGCTCAAACATCGATTGTATCGGTTCGTTCTTTCCTTGGCGGTCGTGCACACCACACATTACCCCAACGATGAGATAGTCGCAATGTTGCTTGCACTCCTGGATCATGGCAACGTGCCCTGCATGGAAAAGGTCGCCAACCACCGATGTAAAACCTACTTTCTTTCCGTTTCTCATATTTCGGCTGTATTAAAGTGTTCTATTAATCTGTTTGCAACATCAACCCTGCCGAGCTTCCTTGCGTAATAGAAGACACGGTAGAAATGGGTTCTTTCCAGTATCTTGATGGCTTCCAGTTCCTCGCTTGAAAATCTTGCATCGAAGTACTGCACCAGTCGCTGGTCGTGTTCCAGTCCGACAAGTCCTGCATCAAGCCACCGAAGGCTCGCTCTCACCTTTGCAGCATCCAAAAGCCAATTGCTGATTTCTTTTTTCTGCGATGGGTCGATATAGATTAGCGTGCCGCCCTGTACGATGATGTTCGTCAGTGATAAATCACCATGGCAGAAAGTTCGCTTCTTTAGTATCTCGCATTCCGTGATGCCGTGGCAATCATACTCCAAACCCGCATCGCTGGCTCTCTTCTCGCAATAGTTCGAATAGCCTTGCAGGTCGTTCTCTCCATCAAGCGATGGAAAGTTTCTTATATCCTCTATGATGCGCCTAAGTACTCGAATATTCACTTTCAAGTACGCTGGTGTACCAGAAACGTGCTGCATATATAACTTTCCAAGCTGCACGCAATAAACGGCAGGAACGGTAATTCCGTACGTTTTAGCCTGCTCGTACCACTCTGCCTGCTCTGCTACATTCTTTGCGGTCTTGACAACAATTTCCCCGACACGCTCGACAGTCGCACCACTCAGCCCTCTGTAGCTTTCGATAGTGCTGGCTGCGAAGTCGTGCGCTGCCATTGCCTTATCGTCAATGTATATGTCTCCAAGCGGTTTTCCGAAGATTATGCAGTCTACCTTGATGCCGTATCGCTGTAAGAAACGTTCGATGGCTGGTCTGTTCTTCTTCTCTGCCATCTTCACATCTCCCTTGCAGCTGTTCATGCCCCTTGCAGTATGCAAGACAACCTCAACATCATTGAAAGTTTCTCTCATCTCTCCAAGCTTGTCGATTACAGACTGTATGGGCTGCGAGTGCTCGTAGTCTCTGTTCTCTGTCTTGGAGAGGGTGTCATCTAGGTCAATTATTACTTTCATATCTGAATTATTTTTGTTAATTTTCGCTTCTGTGTACGTCAAACGTTGAAGGTTGGTGATTGTACGTTCAACGTGCTTTCGTACGTACCAGCGTATTTATTTCAGTTCCTCGCCTTCAACATCGTAGTTATGCTTCTCGATTGCGTCAAGTCCCAGCATATCTGCCACGGCTTGTGCGTCCTCGCTGCGATATACGATGATGATGCGCTGCTCTTCGTCCTCTGCTGGCTCGTAGGTCGTGGCTTCCTGCTGGATTTCCCAGGGGTTCAATCCCCATCGCTGCATATCGTCCACGTCAAATGCTTCCTTTAGCTTCTCTTCATCCCAGCTGCCAAAATAGACGTTATCCTTGATGATGAACTCGTCCGTCTCTTCATCGGATAGGCTGTCAGCCATAACGACCTCGACTTGCGGTTCTGCCTTCCACTTCTCCCAGTGGCTGCAAAGCTGCTGCTTCTCTCCATCGGTCAGTTTCACGGCTACGGCTTCAATCGCTCCCTTGATTGCTTCGTCTTCCATCTGCTCGATGTTGAGCAGGGCACGGAAGCGCATATTACCTCCGAGAATAACTCGGTTCTCATTGCAGACGATTGGTCTCATCTGCAACATCTTCGGAAACGTCAGAATACTCTCAACGAGTTTCTGCATCTGCTGTGGCTCTATGGTTCGTGGGTTGTCTTGGTTCTCCACAAGGTCGTGCAGGTTGATGTTCTCGATTTTATTCTTCTCCATTGTCTTCCTCCTTTCCTTCTTGTCTTGGTTTCAGTTCATCAAAGTTCCAGACGATGCGGTCGATATGATCAACTCCCAGCAACTTGGCAAGGAATGGCTCATCGGCTGGCTTGTAGTGAATGATTACGTTCTCACGTGGCAAAACGCCATCGCCCATTATCGTAGGCAAGTCGTCAGGAGTTAAGTCTTGCCCTTCGATTTCAGGAGGTAGTTCCCCTGCGAATGGGTCGCCTTCTTGGTCGTCCTTGTCTTTCTTCTTGCACTTGCTGGTGCTGCTTGCTTCCACTGGTGCTGGGTTCCAGACTGGCATACCCCAGTTCTGAAGCTGTGCGCTGTCCAATCGGTTCGCAAGGTCGTTGAAGTCCCAGTTGCCGAAGGATAGGTTGTCTTTAATCATGAACTCCTGCTTTTGTGCTTCTGTCAAGTCTGATGCGCTCACCACGGTAACTGTTGGCTGCTGCTGCCATCCCTGCCAATACTCCATCAATGCGGATTGCTCCTCATCGGAAAGACGCTGCTCTGCATCCAGCTTCACTTGAATGCCTGCTTCGTCCATCGTGACAATGTGCTGCAAGGCTTTCAGTCTCATGTTGCCACCCAATGCATGGAAGGTCTCATCAATAACAATCGGGCGCAGGGTCAACATTCGTGGGAACACGATGATGCTCTGCACAAGCTTCTGAAAGTTCGCTTGACTTATCTCTCTAGGGTTCGCTTCGTTCTCGCTGACCCTTGATAGTGCGATTTCTTCTGTTTTCATTTTCTTCTTGTTTTAAGTTCGAAATTCGTGCTTACCTGATAAACACTGGCGCAAAGATACAACTTTTTTGCTTTAGTTGTTTGTTCTTTGCACACTTTTAACTTTTTCCAACACTTCGTTTTTATCTTATCCATCAAAGGCTCTGATGGTTTTCTGCAGGGTTGTCTGCGGTTTCTTCGGCATCACTCTGACCGGGTATCCTGCACAGACCCACGCGAGGAGAAGTGCGTCTCTCTGGTCTTGGTTCATTCTCGGCATTTTCTCTCCTGCGCTTACAAAATAAGCAATTTCGTCTTGCGTGATTTTTCCGTCTTTACCCTTCCAGCACTTCTTCAGTGGCTTGATGATTTCGCAGGGGATATTGTAGTGTTTGCAGCACTCGACAATCAAGATTCCGGTCTGATGGTTCATTCCGGTAGAGCGTCCGATTGCTGCTGCCTTGACTGCTGTCATGAAACGATTAAGCACATGCCAGTTGCTTTTGTTGAGCCAGCCGCCTTCAATAACGACCTTAATCTTCTTGCAACTCTCGTTCATTGCCTTAAGGTAATCTATCAAAGCTGGGAAGTTCATTTTATAAGCGAGAAACTTCTTGTCGTCAAAGACTGCTCCAACTCCGCTTTCCTGATTGTCGGGGTCGATTCCGATTATAACTGTTCCTTTTTCCATTTTTTTCTTTAAAGTAATTATTTTGTTTGAATTTCACGCATAAGCGTTTATTTTGTTTTGCTGGTGTAGTTTATTATCCAACACCCTTTACGTGCGCATATACGTGCGCACATGCGTTATTATCCCTATCTTTCCCCTACCCCTTTCTTTCCCTTCTTTTCGGTTGCGATAGAGAAAGCTGGCAGGGATTCCGGAAGTTGTGCCTGCGGGTGCAAAATAAATGAATAACAAAATGAATATGTTGCAGGGTTCTTCCTTCTTCCACCGCCAGCCGAATGAATAAAAGCATAATTTTCTAACGATTTCTTTTTCTTACTTCCTCATGTACCACCTCGCTTTCTTTGTTTGTTGTCAGACTTCGGGAGATGCGTTTCCGGCTCTCATATCGTAATTTCAAGATGTTATAAGTTTATTTGTTTTGATATTAGAGCCTATCTCCTTCTGTCCTCGCTGGTTAAAAACTCTATTATTGAACTCACGACCGATTATTCTTTTTGTTTTCGAGCAGCCATGCCAGATGCGCTGCCTGCTGCGGATTCTTGAACATGGATAGAGCCTTCTCTACGTCCGGCTTCTTCCTCTCATGCATCGCTCTGTCGGCTACCCGGTTCTTCGTACCGTAGTTCCGGTAGTGCTTACTCCAGTACTCCTTTTGATACGCCCGGTATTTTTCCCGGTTTCTCTTTCGCCACTCCTTCGTGGCTCTGAGGATCTGTTCCCGATGTTCCTGGTAGTACGTTCTGTTCTTCTCCCTTGTTGCGAAATCGCTCATTGCATTCACTTATTGCCTGATGTTCTACATATTGCTTGCGTGCCGGGCAGTATATGCCATTTATGCAGTTTCGCCCAACATCGCAAGCCTTGCAAAGTTCGCTCGCCATACGTCCTAGAATGGCAGTTTCTCGGTGTCGTGGTCAGTGAATATGAGGTTCTCATTTCCCTCGTATGGGATACAGCAGGAGTATTCCGATGATTTTCCGCTGCGGAGAGGCAAGACTTTATATCTATAATTTGCTCCCTCACCACGGTCACGAACAAATAACGCTGGAAACCACTCGTATTCTTTTCCATCCCTCACCAGCACCTTGTCGAAAGGCTTGAAGGCTGGCTGCTCCTTCGCTTCCTTCTCTTTCTTCCAGATGGCATAATGCTTGTTGAACAGTTCTACTTCGAGCTCTGTCGCTTCTCGAAGTTCCTTGCTAACGCTGATACGCAGGTCGAAGGCTTGGTCGGTCACGAACTTCTCGGTCTCGATTTCGTACTGGTTGCCGAATGTCAGCGTATCTTCGCTTTCGTTCTTGGCAATGAGCTCTCCGATGATTGTCAACTCTCCGTCCTCATCGTCCTCGTTGAAAACGTAGAGTTTGCCGATTTCAAACGTAAGTTTCGCTGGCTTCTCAATCTCCAGTGTTTCCCGGTTCAGCTTTCCACCGAGCCGCTCTTCAATGGTGTTGATGTAGGTCTGAGCTTCTTCTTTATTTGCTTTGTTGAAATCAGATGTTTGCATGTAGTATTCATTCTCTTCAAAGCTCACCATACTACCCCCTTCTTCCCATAGATAATGCTTGCCTCTAAATTTTGTGTAGGCATCATCCTCAAACTTTTCAAAGATAATATGTACTTCTCTGTCTTTACTGACGAGCACGTCTCCCTTCTTGAAGAACTTGCTCCAATCTCTCATTTCTTTCGAAGGGAAGAGCAGAATTTCTCCTTCTTTATCGATTTTTCCGTTCTTGTCGAAGAAGTGTTCTCTTCCAGCTCCGTCCTCAGTCCAGATTGCTTTCGCACTGTCCTTGTCGTTTGCCATTCCACTGTGCCACACCCTTCCGCATATTGGCGTGTACAACTCTGTACCGTACTCTTCATCTTTGAGTATCTCGTAAATATCAATATCTTTCTGTTCCATTGTCTGAATGTTTTTATTGTTTGCTATTCTCACTTTCATAATCTGAATGTTTTTTTATTGTTGCTTATAACTTCACTCGTCCGAGTTTAAAATAAAGTTCCAACAGTTCCTGAGTATTGAGCCAGAAATCGGTGTTGCCAACGTATACGTGATGTCGGTGTTCGTCTGTTATGATTTCTATCTTTTTCATTTATCTGCGTTTAAAATTGTTCGTGTCCGCATTGTAATCCTTCAGGATACATTCAAGTGCCTTTACCTCATCATCTGCCAGCCAGATGTCTCTGTTGTCAACTGACAGATGATGAAGACCACACTCACGGACCAGTTTTATATCAACTCTGTACATAGCTAATACGGTTTATGATAACTATTTAAAAGGTTCTAGTTGCGGATGAATGATGTCTGCCCGCTTCTTCTTAGCCGCCCAGAGAAGGAGGTTGGTGCTCTTGGTTCCAGCATTCTTCTCGAGGTCTCTGATGATGCAGGTCAAAGCATCGTGCTCCGCTTCTTTCTCATTACCGTAGAAGATGCTGAGAGTGTCATATCTACTCGGGTAGGCAACCGGGCTGTCGTACCCATGCTTTCCCTTCTGAATGCTGTAGCCCCATATCCAGCCGAACTGGGTGTTGGCGGTCATTACCTTCCATCCCCAGTTGTCTGCACCCTCTACGGCATACTCGATTACGTGCGGATTGATGCACTCATCCTTGATGTTGTACTTGAAGCCTTCATGCTCTGCGACCGGCTTCTTGATGTCGTAGCTGTTATCGGTCAGCCATTTGAACCAATCGTCCGATGTCTTGAAGACGAGCCCTGCGGCTCTGCATTCATGGAAAAACAACTCGTTCATAGCGTAATCTCTATAAAGTGACACTCGGCACAAAATGCGCAAGCACAATACCCGTTCAGTTCCTCTTTATCAAGGGCGCAAACATTGCAGCCACTTTCATTACGAGTATCATTCTTAACTTTGAGAACCTTGCCTTCTACGTTCAGAAGCGTACCTTCCTCGAACTCCTTGCTTAATTCGCTAGGTTCATTAATTACAATTGCTTCTTCTGCCATAATTCTTTCGTTTTAAGTGTTTAAAATCTGTTTGCCTTATAATTTACCGCCCGAAGCGTGAAAACGTCCCAGAGCGGCTTATTTTGCCCTCATTTGTTATTTTTCGGGCTTCCAGTCAATACCCAGCCGCTGCAGAACTCCCTTCTCGTAGTATCTTGTCAGCGAATCCTTGGCTGGCTTGTTGTTCGGGTTCTTCTTCAAGTCTGCAAGGTTCTGCTGGATTACCCACCGGAACTTGCTGTCTTGGCTCTGCTGGCTCGCTGGCTGCTGATGCTTGGCTTGCTCGTAGAGCTCCCCGATGCTCGGTCTTGCTGTTGCCGCAGGATCCTGCGCCCTGGCTGCTGCCGATTGCGGCTGCTGGCTTGTGGCTGGCTCGTTGTTGAAGTTGCCTTCCAGCACCTTTGCGAAATTCTGCTCATTACCGAATATCCAATCAAACTTTCCGAGCCAGCCATGCTTATTATTGCCGTTCATGAAGTCAGATGCCATCGCAATGTCAATTACCCGGTACAGAGTTTTCACGTCTCCCTTGCATTGACGAACCCTTGCCTTGACCATCACCTTGCGGTTCTCAGTCATGAGCGTAATAGGCGGCATCGCACTCTTCGTCTCATCATGCTTGCGGTTCCAGTATTCCTTTACGGCAGCGTAGTCTATCTTTTGAGATTTCGAACCCTTGCCGCCACCGGGTGCTTCGGTCTTGACCGATGCACTCTCAATACCTTCTTTAGAAGGTTCTATATCTGTTTCTTTAGAAACATCATTATCATCAACATTATCATTTACATATTCATTATCATATTCATTATCATATAAGGTTGTTTTTTTAACCTCTTGGTTATTTTGGGTTGTTTTTTTAACCTCTTGGTTATTTTCACAACCAACTGGTTGTTTCTTTCTTGCGTTCTGATTTCCCTTCGGAGCACCACCCTTTCTACCGTTTGCTCTCCATCGTTCTACCTTCTCTTCGTACTTGGCTTTATTCCGTTTCATATCGTCAACGATAAACCCGAAAGCCATACGCACGACTGGTTCGAGACTGATAGTCTCCCCATCCCTTGCGTAGAGAAATATCGCTCTCGTCAGTTGCCCGAGTTGTTCATCGGTCAGCCCCTCGATAAGAGCGTAGTATGATGTGTATAAGATGAATGAATCGTTCATAATTTTATTCTGATAATGATAATTTCTTCTCCAGCTTCCGTTTGAGCACAGTAGCCATGCGGATTTTGTTCCGCTGGCTTGTGTCGGTCGGTGCTGTTACTTTCCCACCTAGGGAAATATAATTTCCCAACTGGAGAATTATATTTCCCTAGGTGGGTTTTTGATATATGAACGCTAGCCATAAGCCCTGCCTTTACTTAATGAGTAGCCTTCGTGCTCCCTGCACCTGCTTGATGTACTTGGCGCACTCTTTAGGATGGTCTGCCAGATAAGCCTTGGCATCGAACTTCTCGCTTGCCTTCGGTGCTTTCCACGTTGCCAGCATCTTGCCGTTTCCGTCCACGATACTCTCTGCGTCACCGAAGAACAGCTTCAAGTTGTCCTCAATCTCATCCTGCTCGGTCTCCAGTTTCTTGTTCTGATCCTTGAGTTCCTTGAGCCTAGCAATCTGTTCGAGTATCTCCTGCGTTGCGGTCACTTCCTTGCCAGCTACATGTAGAGGAGACTTCAGGAGAACGTCTTGTGCGCTGTAGGCTGGCGGCTCTTGGTCGCCCACGATGTAGTCAAGCCAGAACTTGGTTATCTCGTCCCTCATCCATCCGAAGAACTCGGGGTCGAAATCGATGTCACGGTAGCCGAACTCCCTGCCTGCTGTCAGCCAGGCAAGTGCTCCATCCTTGTATTCTCCCACTCCGAGGTTCATCTGAAGCTGGCAGAACCAATGTTTCGGAAGGTCGTCTGCATCTATCTGCATCTGCGTTGTCTTGCACTCGAGGATGCTCTTGCTTGCTTCGTTGTGTGTTGCCCCGGTTCTCCAGAAGGTTCGGTCTGGACTTACTCTCAGATACGGAGTATCGGTGTTCGTGATGGTGTAGTCGTCCGTGCTCGCCTTGATGATGTGGCAGTGGCTCTCTCGCTTGAAGAACTGCGCCACGGCATCCTCCAGCAGGTGTCCTGCAACCATCGCAAAGTTTTCAACCTTTGGTGGGTCGATGCCCTTCTTGCGTCTCCATAACTGGTATGGGGTCTCCCACGGATTCAGTCCCAGTACTGTGCCTGCCTCTGATGCACCAATTCCCTTTGAGCGGTTCTGTAACCACTCCTCTCTGCTTTTGTATTTAATTATCTGTTTCATTGTCTGAATGTTTTTATTTATCAAAAAAGAATTTTCTAGCTGCTGCAAGAACGACCGAGCGAAGGAATTCCTCCTTTTGCTTTGTTTGACCAATTCCGCTCGCGAGGGAATTGGCTTTACCGTGGTAGGAAATATGGAAATCGAATCCTTGGTTTCCGTCTTCGTCTACATCTCCAGTCGGCTCTATTGCAACAAGCAGGTAGTTTCTTTCTTCCTCGTCTTCCTCTGCCCATGCATTGAAACCATCTGTGGTTCTTTTGAAGTACTTGTCGATGGTGCTCTTGTGTTTCTGATTGTTTTCTTTTTCTGCCATAATTTTTACTGAATGTTTAAAAGTTGCCGCAGGTTCCCTATAATCTGGTCAGGTTCCCACCCTGAAGGTTGCCCTGCGGCTAATTGGGAAACGCTATAACATTATAAACTAAACTACTTCTTAGCTGCTGTGCCAGTCTTTCCTTGGCTGCGGCTCATTGCCTTCTCAGCCTTCTTCTGTGCGCTCTCGGCTGCTGCCTGCGCCTGCTGTGCGATGGCTTCCTGCTGCTTTGGCTTCTTGAAGGTCTCCTCTACTGTGGTCGTACCTTCCTTGATGGCGTTGTACACACCAGCCAGCTTCTGAATGTCCTCTGCCGTTACTTCCTCGGCTGATTTCTTGCCCAGGTATTCCAGCAGCATAAGGTCTGTTACCTGGTACACTTGGAAGCAGGCTACGCAGCTCTTCCACTGGCTCTGTACGCCAGTCTGCTTGATGTGCTCAAGTGCCTTTGCCTGCACTTCCTTCACCACGCTTGCAATCAATACCTGCGGCACGACCTTGCAGATTGCGTTACGCTGGGCGATTGCCACAGCTGCATTGCCAACTACAACCTGCATATCCTGCGAGAAGGTGTAGCCCTTCGATGTCAGAATGCTGCGCTTCACTTCTACAGAGTAAGCCACGTTGCTCTCGAGGTCGTGGCAGACGCCTTGTGCCGTGATGGTCTTTCCATCGTTTGCGATGATGCGACCCGCGATGCGCAGGTTCTTCCAGCATGCGGAAATGATTTCCGTGAACCTAACACTAGGACCCTCAATAACCGATACTTGACCATCCTTGCCCTTGCGCTCTAGGTGATAGAAGCAGTTGTATGCCACATCATCGTCCATGGCTGCCAATGCTACCATATTCTGCTTGCATTGCATGATGTCTCTCGGGAACTTGTGCGCTGTTGCAATCTGTCCGTCAATCTCCGAGCGGTTGATGGCTTCCAGCATTTCGCCACCGCTTACTTGAATAATTTCATTTTCCATAATTCGTTCTTTTTATTGTTCAACTTATTGTTCATTAACTCTAGTGGAAGGCTGGGGATTCGAACCCCAGTTGACTGCCAAAACTTACCCCCCCCTTGCCAGCTGCCGAGGGATGCCCTTCCGTTGCAGGGCGCACGCTGTCGTTTCCGCATATTGCATGGTAAAAACAACTAATTTTAGATAACCTTGAAAAATGAGTTTTGCGTGCGCCCTTTGCCCTGCCGCTGCAGGGAACCATATAATAATTGTTTAACATTTTGTGGTCAAACCAGTTGAGCCATAAGGCTGTCGAGCCTGCTTTCCTCGAAGGCGTCCATCGGGTCTTGGTCTGCGTATTGGCTGTTCTCCTCCAGCCAGTCGTCCATCACGTCCTGATAGTTGACGCAGCCCTCGATGGCTTCCTCCAGCCGCTCGCTGTCGTTGTTGCTATTCTTGTGCGTCACGACCGCTATGTTCCCGGTTCTGTCGCACCATACGCAGATGTTGCCTGCCTTGGTCTTGATGTCTACCCTTGCAACCGCTGGTCGCTGTGGATCACGGTCTAACTCCAGCCAGATAGCATCGTACATTGCCTCTTCGCATTGTTTGATAATTCTTGGTTCCATAATGCTAAATTCTTCTTTTAATCACGACATTCCATTTATCTTCCGGGAAAATCTGACGGATAGTTTCGATACATTTATTAAGTTCTTTGAGTGAGCAAAATGCTTCCACCATGTCACCTTCTTTGTACCATTCCCATCTTTCAGTGTCTGCCGCTTCCTCTTTTGAAAGAGGTCTGACTATACTCGCTTTGAACCCCTGGTACTCGTTAGGAATTTTTATACCACCACAGTATCCTCCTATAGTTGTGTTTCCGTTTCTGTTTTTCACAGGAATACTAATAGAACAATAGTAATGCTCTGCTCCACCACAATAACCTATATAAGAAGTTATGTAAAACTCCACATCACGCTTTCCTTTCGTATATCCACCTATTGTGGTATATTCCTTACCATTAAGGCAGAAGGTGAAGCCTTCTCCAATCGTGCTAGGGATAGGAGCTTCCATTTCCGTAATATCGGCTCCACGTTCCACTCGTATCATTTCTTTCCAATTCATAACCTTACCGTCTGATTAAATAGTTAAAGAATGTCAGACGTGCGTCCGCAAGCGTCTGCTTGTTGAACTCGCTCATAGGGAGCACCGGAACTCCGTCCAGTGAAAGGCAAAGCATATTGTCGAACTCCCTTACCTGAATGCGTCTTTCCGCTTCCTTCATGGTTGCCAGTCGCTTGTTGTCCTTTCGCTCCTGCTCCCACTTGGCGGTAAGCTGCTTCGCTTTTTCGTAGGCATTCATCATAGGGCAATCCTCCAGACTTTTTTAATCTCGCTGCCCTCGAAAACCTTGCGGTTGTCGATTCTGCGGAACTTGACCTTAATCTTACCCGCCTGCAACCATCTGCGCAGGGTGTTTCGATGGATGCCCAGCACCTTGCAGGTCTCTGTCATGGTGTATCTGCCTACGTCAGCTACCTTTGGTTCTTCGTTCGTCATAACTAAGCCCTCCAAAAAATTAAAGTTACTAATACGATGGCAACTGCCAGGCTTATTACTTCGTCACTTGTGATAATCTCGATAAACTTCTTCATACGCTCTGAATGTTTAAATGGTTCTACTTGATTATTTGCGCACGGCTGCACGTCTCTTCTTTGGTGTTATCAATCCAGCCTTGATGAGGATAACACGCACGTTCTGCTGGGTGCAACCAACACGCTGTGAAACTGCGAGCATTATTCTGCTGTCTGAGGTCTCGGCAGGTGCCTTTGCTCGGAAATCTGCAAACATCGCTATGATGTTCTTCTTTCTTTCGTCCTGCTGCTTCTGCAACGGTGTTCGAAAATCATAATTAAAATTTTCTCCCATTTTATTTGTATTTTAAATTATTTTCTTTATCTTTGCAAAAGAGTTTTTAAACTCGTTTCTGAAATCGTTTGCAAATATAAAACAAATATTTTAGATTACAAAACATTTAGTAGTGATTTTAGTATTAATTTAATTTTATTTAATTTTATTTTAATATGAACGGAGAAGAACTAAAACAATATATAAAACGCTCGGGAATGTCCGTTGCTGCTGTTGCGGAGGAGTTAGGAACTAGTCCGCAGAACTTGAATGCAAAGTTTAATCGCAAGTCTATAAAGATAGATTTCTTTCAAAAGATAAAGGAAATAATAGACAAGTGTGCCCCTCCCCTACCAGCCGAGATGGAAGAGGCTGTTTTCGGTTCAAACGTCAATGGTTCGAACAGTTCCAACGTTTCCCAGTCAATAGGTAGTGATGCAGCCTTGGCTGCTGAGAATAAACTGCTGCGAGAACAGAATGAGTTCCTGCAAAGTCAAGTAAAAACGCTGCTTGCCATTGTGGGACAGAAATAATTTAGTAACTTTGCAAAATGAAAAAGAATGGTTAGTCAGAAAACAACAGATGATAGGGAGACGGACAGAAGAAAACTCTTGGCTGGGTATCTGTACGACTGCTCGAAAATGATGTACGGAAGCGTTGCTGTCGGTGGTCTGTCTCCTCTACTAACTGGTGCCCCATTGCAGGCGGTTCATCAAGTCTGCTTGGTGTCGGGTGTGGCTTGTGGCGCATCACTTGCGTACCTTGCAAATTATATAATGAAATTTAAAAAATAAAGATTATGGATGCATTCTTGTTATTTAACGTGATGGCATTGGGAATGACCATTGCATTCGGCATTTTCTTGAAATCAAAGAAAGGTCAGAAGTGGTTGCGTGAACTTTAGTTCTCGCCCAGGTACAATATCAACTAAAATTCTAAGTAACGATGAAAGATGAGGATTTCATAGAGCGGAAGGAGAAGGTTCTTCTTGCCGCTCTCGGTAAAAGCTGGCTATGGAAAGCCAGCAGGTTGATAATAGGCATTATCCCTCCAGTGGGTGCGTTTGTGATGCTGGTGCACTGCACCCTGCTCTCGTTCGGCATTCGGGTAAAACTCACGGAGTGGATATTCGACTGCTCGCTCTTCGGCTTCATCGCCTGGATCATCGTCAGTCTAGCCTATGGGTTCTGCTGGGTGCATCGGGCGTTCTCTACCTACAGAGTGCTGATTTCGTTCTGCATCGACTTCCAGCGTTCCTTCGGGTTCGGTGTCTTGTGCCATCCGCTCCATCTGCTGATGGTCGCCCTAGGGCTGCTTCTCTTCTTCATCTTCATCAAGAAAAAGGCTTGGAATGAGTTCTACGAAAGAAATATTAATCATTTAAACGAAAAGTAATATGAAAAAGATAATAATGTTATTCGTGCTTGCGCTTGCGTGCGTGGGTGTGCGTTCGCAAACACTTTTATCTAGGAGTTATGACGTTTCTCCAGTTATTAGCTACACCGTTTTTGAGCCGCAAAAAGACACGGTGTATTACTGGCAGATAAACAATGTTAATTCAGCCAAGATGATTGAATCTTTCTATCTTAGGTTTCGTGGAAGAAACGAACTGCAAAGAACGCTCAAATTTCTTGTCTCACTTGAAGGTGAAGAAAAGGGTAGGACTTACAGGCTTGACGACACGATTGACGGGAACGAGGTAACAACTGGAAAGGTAGAAGGTTTCCTCTTTATCCCATCCGCAGAAGGTGTTACCATCGAAAACAAAAAAGGGTTTCTTCCATCCTCATCATTCTATACCTACAAAAGTCTAGCTGATGTTGCCAAAGGTGGCTTTGATGAAATTAAAAGAAAGAAACAACCTCGGCAATTCTTGTTTGAATGAAGTATCTTAGCGTTCTTCTCGCCTACGAGAAATACCTGCCAGTGCTCACCCCTTCCGAGGTGGATGGGCTGCTGACTTCTCGTCCAACGCTGGCTCAGTTGCAAGACTGGTCGCAAAGATTGAATAACCACCGGGCAAGGCTGGAAAGCGTTTTCAGTCGTGCCTATCAAAAACAGAAAGATTATGGAAGATAAAAATCTGATGTCCGCTGATGTGGATATAGTAGTTCGTTTCTTCTCTGCCATCGACCGCCTGAAGGCTGATGGTTGCATTGGCGGTCTGAAGACAATAACCGACCGGTATGGAATCAACCGCTGGAACATCATGTCCCTGCGTGAAAAGCCTACCGAGTACTACGGTCGCTTTCGTCCGTCTTGGGTTCAGTTCCTAGTCCGTGATTACCACATCAACCCATACTGGCTGCTCCTTGGCTCTGGTGAGTTCTATGCAACTGGTTTCACGTCCGAAATAGTGAAAAACCTGAATAAAAACTGCACAAGAAAAAAGCAGTCTGCATAAGTTTTTAGTTTTCAATCATTTAGAACATACGTTATGATTTTAAGTACCACTCCAACCATAGAAGGCCACCCTATCCGTGAATACCG